ACGGGGCTACCGGCCTCAGTCACGACCTGGATGATCAAGGGTTCAACCCGGTCACGATCACCCAGAACTACACCAACATGTCAGATCCGATGAAAGAGCTGGAGGCCGCGATTGAGGCGGGCCGGTTCCATCATGACGGTAATCCGATCATGACCTGGTGTATCGGCAACGTTATTGGCAAGAACTTGCCAGGCAACGATGACGTAGTGCGCCCGATCAAGCAGGGCGATGACAACAAGATCGACGGCGCCGTCGCGCTGATCATGACGATAGGCCGCATCCTCGCGAACGCTGAGGTGCAAGGTTCTGTCGACGACTTCCTATCCAGACCGATGAGCATGTAATGGCAGATACCGACTACAGCATCGACCTGCGCACGCGCAGTCCATTCTGGGCGCGTATGGCGAGCTTCTTCACCGGTGGGCGCCTTGTTACTCCGAACAAAGGTTCGCAGACGGGACCTGTGTCGGCTACCGGGCAGGTTGGGGACTCTGTCGTAACAGATGAGCGCTCTCTCCAAATCGCGACAGTTTTCGCTTGCGTTCGACTCATCTCCAGCGTGACGGCGTGTATGCCGCTCGACGTATTTGAAACAAAGGGGGAGGACCGTTCGAAGGTTGGCCTGGACAATCCACTGGCCCGGCTCTTGAAGTATCGGCCAAATGATTTCATGACGGCGTTCGACTTCCGCGTCGCTATGACGATGCAGCTTTGTTACTACGGTAACTCGTACGCGTTGATCGAGCGGAACACCGTCGGCGACGTCATCAGCCTTGTCCCATTGATGTCGGTAAACATGGATGTCCGCCTCGAAGGAAAGCGAATCGTCTACCGATATCAACGAGACAGCGAGTATGCCGACTTCAAGCAAAGCGAGATATTCCATCTCAAAGGCTTCGGATTCAACGGGCTCGTCGGTCTTTCCCCAATCGCTTTCGCTGCCAAAACGGCAAGCGTTGCCGTGGCCATGGAAGACCAGCAGCGCGACTTTTATGCCAACGGCGCTAAGTCCCCCCAACTGCTTATGACAGGGGATGGAAAAGTTCTTAACAAAGAGCAGCGTGCTCAAGTCGAGGAGAATTTCAAGGAGATTTCCGGCGGGCCCGTCAAGAAACGTCTCTGGATTCTGGAGGGAGGTTTTACAACCCAGGCTATCGGTGTGAGCCCGCAAGATGCCGAGACGATGGCGGCGCGAAAATTCCAGGTGAGTGAGCTGGCGCGTTTCTTCGGCGTGCCTCCGCACCTGGTTGGCGACGTTGAGAAGTCCACTAGCTGGGGCTCAGGGATTGAGCAGCAGAACCTTGGGTTCCTTCAGTACTCGCTCGACGCGTACCTAGAAATCTGGGAGGGCTGCATTCTGCGCTGGCTTGTCAAACCAGCAGACCTTGGACGAATTCATGCCGAGCACAACCGCGATGCCTTGATGAGCGGTGACTCTACTGCTCGAGCCAATTACATGAAAACAAAGATCGATACAGGTGTTCTGACCGTAAACGAAGGCAGACGCATAGACAACCGTCCGCCGCTTCCTGGTGGCGACGTCGCCACACGCCAATCGCAAAACGTGCCGCTTGATCAACTTGGTCAAAAGAACCCCGCCCCTGGCGGGGTTTAGTTTTTCTGGAGCTACCCAATGGCAAATATTCAAAAGACCTTGGCGTTCACCGAGACTCAAATCAAGTTCTCCTCGGATGGCAAGGTTGGTGTGTTCGAGGGGTACGCCAGTGTTTTCGACGTCATCGACTCGGACGGCGACATCATCCTGCCTGGCGCCTTCAAGAAGTCCTTGTCCTCACAAAGCCGCCAAGTCGGCATGTTCTTCAACCATCAGACCTACGGTTTGCCTGTTGGCAAGTGGCAGTCGCTGGCGGAGGACAGCAAAGGACTCTTCGTAGCAGGCGAGCTGACGCCCGGCTTGTCGGTCTCCAATGACCTCCGAGCAGCCATGGAGCATAAGACGGTAGAGGGTCTGTCGGTTGGCTTCACGGTCCTCAAGGACGATTACGCCGTCATTGATACCGGCCGCGCATTCAGCAATGTGCAGGCCCTGCGAGAGATCAGCATTTGCACCTTTCCTGCCAATGAGCAGGCGACCATTGACGCCATGAAAAGCATGGAGTCGATCAGCACCATTCGCGATGTAGAGCATTGGCTGAGGGATTCGGCCGGTCTTTCGAAGTCGCAAGCCCTGGGCCTGATAGCCCGGATCAAGTCCGCAGTTCGGAGTGATTCCGAAGGTGGCGAAATCACCGCGATCCTGGATCGCATCAAGTCATTCCCATCTGTAGGAAATTAAACCATGTCCGAATTGGCCCAAATTCAAAAGGCAATCGAAACCGCGCAAACGAACATGACTGAGCTGTTCGAGGCGCAAAAGAAAGAGATCACCGCCACCGGCGAAGTGAGCAAGAAGATTCAAACCGACCTGCAGACAGTGCAGGACGAACTGAAAACGGCCGGCTCCCGCTTGTTCGATCTAGAGTCGAAGCTTGCCGGCGGCACTCTCGATAACCCTGAAGCCAAGAAATCGTTCGCTGAGCGGGCGGCCGAAGATCTGAAGAAGGGCTGGAACGGCTCTACGTCCGGCAAGGTGGACGTGATTAGCTTCAGCAAGGCGCTCGGCGCAGGCGCCGCTTCTGCTGGCGCGTTGGTCCAGCCCCAGCAGAACCCCGGCATTCTGATGCCCGGCCTGCGCCGGCTGACCATCCGTGACCTGCTGGCGCAAGGTCGCACGACTTCAGACGCCATCGAGTACGTGCGCGAGAACGTATTCATCAACAGCGCCGCTCCGGTCGCCGAGGGCACGCTGAAGCCCGAGTCCAACCTGACCTTTACCAAGGAAACGGCCAACGTCAAGACGCTGGCTCACTGGATCCAGGCTTCTCGCCAGATCATGTCTGACGCTCCGATGCTGGAGTCCTATGTGAACGGACGCCTGTTGTTTGGTCTGGACTTGGTCGAAGAAGGGCAGCTACTCAACGGCGATGGCACCGGTGACAACCTGATCGGCCTGAATAAAGTGGCGACCGCCTACGACACTACGCTCAATGCCACCGGCGACACTCGCGCTGACCAGATTGCACACGCGATCTTCCAGACCAGCGAATCCGAGTTCGAGGCTTCGGGCCTGATTTTGAACCCTCGCGACTGGCACGCCATCGCGCTGCTGAAAGACGGTGACGGTCGTTACATCTTCGGCGGCCCTGCGGCGTTCGCCGCTAAGGTCATGTGGGGGCTTCCTGTTGTTGCCACCAAGGCCCAGGCACAGGGCACTTTCACTGTTGGCGGCTTCGACATGGCTTCGCAGATCTGGGACCGCATGGACGCGACTATCGAGATCAGCAATCAGGATCGCGACAACTTCGTGAAAAACATGCTGACCATCCTGTGCGAAGAGCGCCTGGCGGTTACCCACTATCGTCCTACCGCAATCATCAAAGGCGAGTTCACGCCGGCGGCATAACCTAGGAAGCGGGGCAGGCAACTGCCCCGGTATTTAAGATGAAAACCATTCGTGCATTGCGGCAATTTTCCCACTACCACGCAGGTAACTTTGATCAGTTCGAAGAGCGTCCGGTGACTGATGAGATCGCCGACGCTTTGATCGGCATGGAGTTGGCTGAAGAGATCGATGCAGCCAGCAACACTTCAACCGAGCCACCAAAAAAAACGAGTAGCAAAAAATGAGCGTGCCCGTCACCGATCTACTGCCGATTGCTTTGATGCGCAAGCATCTGCGCGTCGACCATGAAGACGATGACGACCTGATCGAGCTCTACGCTGAATCGGCTCTGGCTTGGGCGCTGTGGTATTGCGACAATCCGGCTCTGAAACTGGTTACTGACTTCCCAGCCTCGTTCAAGAGCGCGCTGCTGCTGTTGTTAGGGAGCTCGTACGCGGCTCGCGAGGCGGTCGTGATCGGCACCATCAGCTCCGAACTACCGATGGGCGTGGAGTCATTGCTGTGGGCTTCAAGGAACTGGCGCGGCTCGGTTGATCCGGCGGCTGAGGAATTGCCATGAGGGCCGGACAGCTACGTCACCGTTGCATGCTGCAAAGACCGAGTCGTGTGAAAAATACAACCGGCGGTTTTGACGTCGTCTGGATTGATCTCGGAAAGATTTATTCGGAGATCACGCTGCCTACCGGGCGCACCGCACCGGTTGCTGAGCAGGTGAAAGCCCTGGTGACCGCCGAGATTATTGTTCGGCCAAGGGCTGAAGCGGTCGCCGGGAATCGCCTGGTGCACGCGGCAAACGGGGTTATCACCACCTACCTGATCGAGGCCGCTCTCCCGAACAACGAGCGCGACATGCTTCGATTGCTCTGTTCAAACGTACCCAATCCATAGAGGTGAATCATGAAAGTAGTTGCCCTGGGCACTCTTTCCGGCGCTACCGGCGACCGGGAGAAAGGTGAAGAGTTCACGGTTGACGCCAAGCTTGGTGCCGACCTGGTGGGCCGCGGTCTGGTAGAGCCTGCTCCAGAGGCGCCGCCAGTCGCCGAGAAGACCGGCAAGGCCAAGGACTAGGCCATGGCCACTCGCCGCTCGCGCATGTCCGGCGACTTCAAGCTTCGCCGGACGCTGCGCACCATCCACCAATCCATGGATAACGAGCTGGCACCGGTGATGCGTGACAGTGCCGATCGGATTCTTTCGACGATGAAAAACCTGATCCCGAAAGACACTGGTGCCGCTGCTGCAGCGCTGTCTGTGTTTGTTTCGCAAAGCGGCCTGGACGCGCAGATCGGAATCCGGGGCAAGAAGAATAAGCAACGGTTCTTCTACCTACGGTTTGTCGAGTATGGGACCAAGGGCTACACCGGGAACAAGCGCGCCGGCGGCAGGACTCGACGCCCAACAAACAAGGCCGATGGCACCAACTTCTTTGGTAAGTACCCCGATATCCCGGCGCGACCCGCGCATCCATGGCTTCGCCCATCGAAGGACGTGAACAGGGAGTATGTGCTGGCCAACATCAAGGCCGCCATCGGTCGAACGCTGAGCAAGGCGAGCAAGGGGCTTACCAATGGCTGATCCGTCTGTTGCGCTGCAGGAGGCGCTGTTCGCCAGGCTCGCCGCTGAGGTGTCATGCCCGGTTTACGACGGCGCGCCTATGGATTCGCCAATGCCCTACGTATCGATTGACCGGGAGATTGCTACCAACATCTCGCCGATTGCCGGCAGGAAGCGCGAGCAGCGCCTTGTCTACCTCTCTGTTTGGTCGGATGCTCACGGTCAGGCGGAGGTAAAGCGCGTAACCGGCGAGGTCGTGGCAGCCCTGGACGAGCGTCGACTGCACCTTACCGTTGGCCGCGCTGTATCGGTCCGGGTAGAGTAGGCCGACGCCCAGCGCGAGCCTGACGGCGTGACGTACCAAGGAT